GACAGCACCCGAACCCCCAGAAGAACCTATAAAATATCTGGGGCGGGTAGTCACGGCAACACCGAGGCCGTGAACACTGCCAGTGTTAATATTAATACTACTATTGCTGTATTCATGTCCTGATCTCCTTGGTTTATTATCTTGCTGTCTTCATTGCAAACGCCATCGACTTTCTAAACTGCTTTGTATAGTGTGTCTTAGTGTATAGGGTAAGATGCTTGAAGAATGCGTATGACTTGACCCTTGTCTGTGTCTTCTCATACACCGCCAGCACCCGCAACCATGTGTTGCCATCCATACGTTGAAAAATTCCTTCTGTCATCCCATGTTTCTTTAGTTTGATGCGGCCACTGAAGACATCACTGCCCCGTGGCGTGTTCAACAGCGTCTTGTACTTCTTCCGTGATATGTTTCCGTACTTGTCTAACTTGATCTTGATAGGCTTCAGGAAGCCCTTACCACTAGATCGGCGTGTGTTGGCTGTTATGGTTCGCTTCAGATATGCGTTCTGCTTCTTACGTGCGAACACGGAAATGTGTAGCCGCTTCTTTGTTGATCTCCTGTAGCTAAACGCCTTAACGGTAAAAGGCTTTGGTCGGTCTAGGTCAGCGGCGGCGGTTAGCCCAGCGTAATCCCTTAGTTCAAAGGCCAAGCGGTTGAGACAATGCGATAAAGCAAACGGTAGTTGCTCCCTCTCCATGTTGCTCAGTGCCTTCTCTAGCGCGGCTGTGTCAGCTTCCAGTGCTATACTCATTTATCTGGTGTCCCTGCTTCTATCAACCCGATGATCGAGGCAATGATTGTTAAAATTAACTCTACCTGTTCAGGGTTGTAAGCTGACAGCGTTGCGGCAATAGCTGTTGCCAGCCCCAGCCGTGTTGAGCGTTCCTGTAAACGGTTCTTTATATAGTCAAGCAAGGGCATAGTCGTTTCCTTTTTTGCGATTCTCTTTAGCGGTTACAATTCTCAGATTACCAAGCACAGACAAGCCGCACAATGCCCACTTATGTCAACTCCATAGAATAGTTATTGCGAATGAGAATCATCCTCATTTAGATATTTCACAGAAAAAGTGTAGATTTTCTGAATTTCTTTTTTGGCAAACTTTGTCAACTTTAATCATCGCTGACCCACATGATCTGATCGTTTACGCCACCAGCGTCCAAATGAATAAAAGATGAGTACACGCCAACCCTGTTCAGCTTGAATTCGCTGGAGCGCGTCACCACGGACCATCTAAAGTTGCTATCTGCCACAGCTATATCCACGGCTAGGCCAGCAAGGTGATACGAGCCTCTAAGCCCGCCCACCGCTTTGTTATGCTCCACACACCTATAACCACTGGTTATCTTGAAAGGCCGCCCCACGGCTCTCCTGAGACTCTGTATTGCATCCATGAAGGCCTTGTTAAGGATTAGCTGATTGCAACAGGGGCAAGCCATCTCGGCATAGGTAAAATTAGGCCATCGCCGAGAGTTTGCCGCCCACATTGCTTTTGTTAATATTGACACTATTATTCCCCTCTGTTTTAGCTAATGAGTAGTGGCAACGGGTGATGCTCCCCACACTCTCCTTACGGACAGCAATCAGCTTTCTTTCCAGCATATCTTTCACCAGCCTTTCAGCTATTGAACTGCCCCCCACCTCGTCTACGATCTCCCAGAACATCTTACTCCCTGACTGTAACAGCTTCAGTACAGCCTTAACACGGCCTTCATGTACAACCACCGTTGAGGTTCTGCCCTCAAACCATATCTTATTAGCTTGTACCAGTAGCGCATAATTCATTGACCCAACCCCTTGTTTCAGTTATACCCGTTAGCACAGCCACGTTAGCTCCCAGTGAGCATAACCGCTTGTGCTGTAAAATTTGGTGTGGTGATAACCTTCCCCCGTCTGCTTTAAGCTCTACGAAGTACACCACACCCCTATATACGACTACTCGATCCGGTACGCCCTTTTGTCCATTCCATTTCCAAGAATATCCGCCGCACTGGACAATGAGTTTATGGAATGTAGATTCTACGTATGACTCTTTCATTGGCCTAGTAAAAAAGTCATTGCTCTTAGTGCCATGTCCTCAGTAAGTCGCCGTTTTTCTGCTTCGATGAGGCTCAGGTAAGAGGACGATATACGCAACTCTAAAGCTAGGTCTGTTTGCTTTACCCCTGTAGATACTCTCAATGCTTTCAAACTTCGCCCTGTTCCGATTCCCATAATCCTCTTGTCCTTGTTTGTGTTTGTCAAAAGCATTATAGATTCGAATTTTAAAATTGACAACCTAGGTGTGGCTATTTACGTGCTTAACTTAGGATAAATAATACTTTAACTTATATGACAAAACAGGCGTTAAAAGTGACTGTATAGTGACAAAATTCTTTCAGAATTCCATTATAAATCCACTATATTAAAGTCTTCTATTTTAGTAACATGTCGTAACACCCTATAAAATGACTTAAGTTATTGATATGGTTAAGGTTTTAACCGTGTGTTACGACTGTTACGACATTGGCCGCATTATCTTTATATATATAAAGTTTTTTTATTTCTATGAAATAGCCCTTTTTATTTTTTATATATGTGTTAACTCAATAAATAACGTAACAGTCGTAACACCTCAAGGTATAATATATAGGTAAATTAATAACTTAAATTAAACGCTAATGTAACAATATAGCCCTTTAACGTAACAATGTCGTAACACTAGCGTAACACCTGTTAAAAATCTCCAGCTTCTCTTTTTATCCTGTAGCCATCAATAAACCGCTTACCTGCTCCACCGACCTCTACACGGTATCTGAGCTTTTTTAGCTCTGTTGTAAAACGCCTCCTGTCAGTATCCCACTTTATGCCCGCTTCCATACACCAGTCTCGGAAGTCCGTGTATATGTCATTAACATACAAACGCCCATCCCCCTTAAAGGACTCCACGCACTCGTCCATATACATAGCTATGGGGTGAGACTCAGCCAGCCAATCATCACGCAACGCTATACACTCTGGTGGAGTATCAAATCCACAACGATCAAGGACACGCCTACCCGCATCGACACACACCCGCAAAATACCCGCCATCTCCTCCTTGAAAAGGTCCTTGTATATATCACTGTTGGCGTTGTCCTCAAACGACACAGGAAAAGGCACTAGATTAGCCCGCCGCCTCATCCCCTTACTCAAGTCACGCACTGCCGGAAAACCATTACTAAGCATCACAGGGACAACCCCGCACCTAAACTGGAATGGGTTAACGTGATGAAACGCCCCTGTCAGCACCTTAGACTCAGATATTTTCTTTAGCATTCCATCCGGCAGAGTAGTCCGAGACTGTAGATCATCGTCAACCATCAACATCTTACCGACAAGCTGACCAAAGCCCTTTTGGCCAGCCCGCTGTATGTCAACGATTGACGCATTAGCCACGCTGTCGGAACCGACCAACATGCCCACCAGTTCCATTAACAGACTCTTCCCGTCCTGCCCCTCACCGATAAACAGAAACCAAGCGGCGAGTGGGCGTTGTGGCTGGACCATATAGCCAATAATTTCCAGCACGTGATTAACCATCCTGTCAGCGTCAAAACCTTCAGCGTCAAACACAGTCCGCAACGCCGCCATGAACCTTGGACACTCAGCGTCAGCGTTCCATTCAATCACTGGCGCGTTGAGTATCTCGGACTTATGGTTGTGTGGTCGCAAGTTAACACCACCGCCCTCATACCAGAGTTCCCCATTGGTGCAATTTATCACCGGTGGCCTCGCCTTAGTCAAATCAAGGAGGTTAGACTTAACCGCCAGACGGGGCACAAGTAACTCTTTCATCTTCCTAAACGGGGTAGCTACGTCATCGCAATCAGCGAATGACAGCGAGGATTCCATGAATGCCAGAGCCTCGCCCATCATTCTATCCTTGCTCCACATCACCCAATTCCTGCCGTTGTAGTACCAGTAACCCCCCGATATATTTACCAAGCCATCCCCGCCGCTAAACTGGTGAATAAACGCCCCAACCAGTTCAAGCACCGCATCGTTGCTGGCACTATCTGACTGATCAGCCAGGTACTCTACCTGCCCAGCCTTAGACAACCCTCGCGACTTTTTAACAGCCCTAGTCAGTTCCTCCCTGTCTATGACATCCAGTTCCGCAGACCTGTCCAAAATGTTCCGCACGTCATGACCCGCGTCATCAACAAGCCGCAAAAGATTCTCTAGCCCGTTAACCTCACGCCGCAACGCGCCAATGCCGTCCTCCCCCACCAGACGCACATACTCAGGAATTCCGGTTACATAACCAATTCTTCCATATGTGTGCGTAACTTCGTCTGATCGGTTGCTGTCGTCACCCTGAGAAGCGGCAAAGTTGTTAATCCACAGTAGAGCCTCATGTTCAGGTACACCAAGAGACCTCAAAGCACCAGAAACAGCAAGAGCCGCCGCGTTCCTATTTCCCTCCACCCAAATCTCGGAAAGCGTAGAAGCCCCCAAAGAGTCGAATACAGACACTTTAGTATCTACCCCCGCCACTGGTATTGATTTAGGATCAAACAGCACCCCTTTAGCATTACAGCCCCATTCGTAGATCATACCGCCTATAGGTTTGCTTGGCAGGTAGCTAAGATTGGCCTTTCGTCTTGCGTTAGCATCCAGACAGCCACCAAGCAGTTTGTTAAAATAATCCCAGATGCCCAAATAATGATCAGGCTGGTACACCGCTGACGAGAAGGGTATAACAATGTGAAATTTTGGGTGAGCTACAGAGTGGTTATAAGTTGTGTGATGGTAACTTTTTACACCTGATTCATTCAGTTTACCGATGATTGTCAAAAGCGGTACACCGCTGTCAATATCCAGAATTGCTCCTGTATAGTATTCGATATTCGCGCTTCCTCGGCTTCCTGTATAGACCTCTGGAGTGAACAGCGGGACACCCGCCTTATCCCCCGCCTCTATAGGATTTGAGAGTATAGCCACAAGGTTATCGTGGTCTAACATTCTTATGTTTGCTTCAGTAGCTTTAACGCTGTCAAAAAAGCTAAAACGCATATCCGTCATACTGTTTCCTCGCTAAGATTTTCTATTCTGTTGTCGTCTACTTGGATTATGTTACGTTCTTTATGCACTCTGCTTGCTACCTGCCCTTTCCGTAGACCTTTTTTAAAAATGAAATGCCCGCCAGAAGCGTATATTTTACTAAAACTAGCCATTTTATCATCTATTTTTAACCTCAGCTTCTGAACCCTGTAGAAAACGCAAAAAATCCTTACCGATGTGATCCACAGCCAGTAGCATATAACCACCAGATATAGGAATTCGTCTGGACTCCATGGAACTGTCCAGTAACTTGTACAGCGCACTGAACTGCGTCTGTGTTAATTGTCCACTTATGTACGTCATAGCTTTTCCTTTTTGATTAGCGGTTTAAAAATCTAGTTCAGTAAACTAAGTACGTCAAAACTTACAACTAAAAGAATACACGACTATTTTAATGGAGCAAGCGGGTATTGATAGATTAATCCCATCTGTTATAACTGTTGCGTGGATAGATTTAGCGGTTGAACCGCTGGCCTCGTTAACCAGCTTTCCACAGTTTTAAAACTAACGTCTATTAACCTTAACGGAGTTATCAATACGAAGCACTGCAACACCTGCACCACTAAACAGCGATATTACACGCATAACACTCCAATAAATCAATTTTATAAATAAATTTTACTCCGTCAAACATATCATAATCAATGCGATATGGCGTGGTTTAATGGATCTGACCAACCCAGTTAAGAGATAATAATCTTTTTACTCATTTTATTCTCCTACTTGTGTAATCTATAAGTTGTTCTGTAATGCAGTCACTGTATGTTATACCCACCGGATTGGATTGTATTGACTGTGAATTTTTGTTTTCCGTTAATTAAAAACTCAATAAAATATATGGTGGTTTTAATTCTGCTTTCACTACGTTGATTAATTCATCTTTATTCATAATGTTTACCGTTTGTATAATTAATGACTGAGACTGTATATTGCTATACCCTAATATCTTTTGCAACACTTTTAAATATATTTATGTAAATGTTGCAGGTATATTTTAAATAGTTTAAGATGCAATCTCAATTAACTATTCGGAGTTTCAAATGACATCAAAAAAACGTGTTTGTTTCAGTCTTGATGCAGACGTTAATGAAAAGCTAAAGCAATTAGCAAAGCAGGATAATCGACCTGTAAATATGTTCCTCGAGGAATTAGTGAAGAAATTATGCAAGAACGTCAAATCATGAGTTATGCAAAATATTGCTTGACAGTGATTAAGTTTGATGAGCGTTTAGTATTTTATAAACGTGTTGCATCTGTAAATTATTACAAAGTAGTGAAAGTCACTGCTGACGGTTTATTTGTTTCACAACATAGGACAATAACATGAGTCAAAACAAAACACACTTCTGCAAAGTGTTTAAAAGCGACCACCTCAGCACTGCTGACCTAAGTGCAAAGCATCACAAGTATAGTCCATCATCATCAGAGGGGTGGCTGAATTGTCCAGCCTACATTACACGCCAAGACATGATCCCTGATGATGATGCCAACGAGGCCGCCTTACTAGGCACACAGCTACACAAGGAGGCCGAGGAACACGGCAAGGCTGGCACTGATAGCTCTCACCCATACGTTCAAGCGTACCTAGACTATGTGCGCGATTTGGGTGGGGAGGTACAGTGGGAGCTTAGGGTTTTCATCGAGGCAACGGGAGGGTATGGAACGATTGACGCGGTTGTATATACAGAGGGGTGTATACACGTTATTGATTTTAAGACAGGGCAATTTATAAAGTACGCCGACTGCTCACAATTAAAGTTGTACGCTTTGGGCGTGGGTGGCTCAAAATTCAGGGACGTTAGGTTACACATTGTCCAGCCCTCAGCCAACCACCAGCACTACCACGACATGAATACTGAGGACTTACAGAATTTCCATGATGAAGTATCTGATGTTATAGCATCGAAACAAACCGATGCCGCCCCATCAGACGAAGCCTGTAGATGGTGCAACGTGCGTAACCGATGCGCTGAGAGAGCGAAGAGTATTGTGGATCAAGAGGGGTTATTTTCAGAAGCGTCAGCGGCAGAGTTATTGCCCATATGTGACAACCTGATTAAATGGGCGAAAAGCATACAGGATCAGGCTTACAAAGACGCGATCAAGGGCAACCCACCAGCGGGCTATCATCTAAAAGAAGGAAGAAGCAGAAGAATCTTAACAGATGAAGCGGCAGACATACTGGTACATGAGTATGATATGAACCCAACGGATGTATTCAAAACGTCATACCAGACTTTAACCCACATTGAGAAGGAGCTAGGCAAGAAGAAAAAAGAAGCAATGGCAAAATGCACCGAGAAAAAATTAGGTAAGCCAATTCTGGTACCTGATGCCGAAATTTTAGATTACTTTGAGGATTGAAAATATGAAAGTCATGTTAAAAAATGTACGTCTATCGTTCCCTGATCTTTTTGAGGCCAAAGGCTTCCAGGGATCACCGCCGAAGTTCTCAGCCACGTTCTTGATCAACAAGACAGAGAACGGCGAACTGGCCTACGCCCCGCTGATGAAAGCTATTGATGATGTATCTAAAACCGCGTGGCGCGGCAAGGCTGATTCTGTTGTTAAGCAACTGATGGGCAACACCCAGAGATGGCCGGTTAAAGATGGAGATGACAAAGATTATGACGGTTATAAAGGGCATTACAGCCTTAAGGCCAGCAACGCCGCCCGCCCTCTGGTCGTTGATAGAGAACGAAACCCAGTAGCTGAGTCAGACGGCGTGGTCTACGCCGGTTGCTATGTCAACGCCTTGGTAGATGTCTGGGCGCAAGATAACAAATACGGCAAGGCTATCAACGTGAAACTACAAGGGGTGCAGTTCGCTAAAGACGGCGAAACCTTTGGTGCTGGTGGAGGTGCTAGGGTTGAGGATTTTGACGAAATATCTGGAGGAGATGACGAGATAAAATGGTAGCGTAAAAAGCCCCCGCGTAACAGCGGGGTATAACTAAAACTTCACAAAAGGCATAAAAATGAAACTGTTGTTCTATATTTCTTACAACCTAATAGCGGCCAGTGTTGCTGTGTCGGGTTTCGTGTCCGGTGGCATGACGCTATTAATACCTACTATGATGGTGTGGATTGTGGGGCTGAACACAATTTACACAATGAACTGGAAACTCTAGTGATACTTTATATGGACATCGAGACAAGTTCACATCTTGTTAACTTAGTCACCCAAGGCGCACACGCCTACGCAGAAGACGCGGCCATTATTATCGCCCGTTGTCTTGTGGATGACGATCCGGAAATGAGGGACGCAACAACAGAACTGATGCAACAGGCTGATATAATCGTTGCACATAACGCCACTTTTGAGCGTCTGTTTTATCCTGACGTGCCAATGGAAAAATGGCGTTGCACGATGGCGATGGCTAAAGTTTACAACATACCAGCGTCATTAGATAAAGCGTCTGAAGCGTTAAACCTAGAACACGGGAAAGACCCGCGAGGGGCAAAGCTGATGCGCCTGTTCTCAATACCCGACAGAAAAGGTAGGATATTCACACCAGAGGAAAGACCGAAAGAATGGGCGGAGTACGTGGAATACTGTGATGCAGATGTCAGAGCCACAAGATCCTTGTACAAGAGACTCCCTAAGCTGTCTGGTAGCGAACAGGCAAACTGGATTCTGAATGAGTATATCAATGAACGTGGTTTGATACTTGATACTGAGCTAGTCAACGCCGCGGTAGAGCTAGATGACAAACTCAGAGATCAAGCGCGTGATGAGTTGCTAACGCTGACCGGACTAGAGAATCCCAACAGCAGGAACCAATTGCTGACTTTCTTACAGGCTGTTTACCCTGACCTGCAAGACTTACGGAAAGGATCGGTAATGGCGTTGCCTGATGATGACCCTGTTGTGTTCCAGCGTAAAATTCTATCCTCCACAGCGTCCAAAAAATACGCCGCTATGCAGATGGGTGGGAAAGGAACTTTAAATTTCTACGGCGCATCAAACACAGGTAGATGGTCAGGCCGCAGGATTCAGCCACAGAACATGGCGCGTCCAACTGTAGCCCCTGACCGCCAAGCAGTTATGGATGGAACGGCAGACATGCCTACACTAGCATCAACGGTAAGGTCGGCCATCATCGGTGATCCTTACTTAACGGTGAGCGATTACAGCCAGATCGAGGCAAGGGTTCTTATGTGGCTGGCTGGTGATACTGAAGGACTGCATAATTTCCGTGACGGCAAAGATCTATATCAAGTTATGGCTGACAAGATGGGAACATCGCGGCAGATTGCGAAAGGCATTGTGCTTGGTGCCAGTTACGGTGGTGGTAAGAACGCCCTGATCGCGTTTGGCATTGCGCCGGACATTGCAGAAAGATCCGTGGCAAGTTTCCGCAGAGCTAACCCCAAAATTGTGAAGCTGTGGCACTCACTAAGTCACGCGGTAGAAAGTGCAACGTCAAACCCCACATATCCGGTCAAGGCTGGTAAAGTGGCCTATGCCTACCGGCGCGGTACACTGGTGTGCAAATTGCCATCAGGTCGTTGCCTGTATTACCACAACTATGACCCCAGAACCAACTATTCCGGAAAGCGCAATATTTGGCATGGTGTTCTGGTGGAGAATGTCTGCCAAGCCATAGCAAGAGATATCCTAGCCGAGGCGTTGATACGAGTTGATAAAGCAGGTTTAAAAATAGTAACGCATGTGCATGATGAGGTTGTTACCCTTGGGGAACACCTTGACGAACTTAATACACTGATGTGCGTGTTGCCTGATTGGGCAGAGGGTTCGCCCCTGTCTGCCGATGGGTACGAATCTTTGCCCCTGTCTGCCGATGGGTACGAATCTAAATGCTATAGGAAATAAAATGATAGACTTTATGTTTAACAATAAAAAGGTCTTCAACGTGTCTAAGATGGGCGCGGGTAAGTCTAGGGCAACCCTTCTGACGGTAAAACGGTTAAGGGCTAAGACTTTAATCGTTGCGCCTAAGACGGTAGCTCTTACTACGTGGCCGTCAGAGGTTACAAAGTGGGTTCCAGAGTTGGCAGTATGTCAGATGGCAGGGCTTACACCAGCCAAGAGGACGGAGGCACTAACAGAGCGGGCGCACATCAAGATAATCAACTACGAGCTTTTAAAATGGTTTGTTGAGAACAGGCAAGAGCGTTTCGATCTGATTGTTTATGATGAATCCACCAAGCTGAAGTCAATCAAGTCACAGATGTTCAAAGCCGCAAAAAAGATGGCGAACGTAGAGCGAACCATTTTGTTGACAGGCACACCAGCCCCAAACTCTCTACTGGATCTGTGGAGCCAGATTTATTTACTGGATAGCGGGCGGAGATTAGGCAAGACGATAACCGCATACAGGAACAGATTTTTCTATGATACCTCTGGCATGGGCTGGCGGTACGTTTTAAAAGACGGCGCACAGGAAGAGATACAGGATCTTATCAAAGACTTATCTATATGTATAGAGCCACCAGCACCATCAGGCTTGGCCGTGGTAGATGTCCCTGTTGAACTTCCCGAATCTGTGAAAACAGTTTATGACAAAATGAAAAAGACCATGGTTTATGATGAAGACCTAAACGCCATGACTGCCGCAACCTTGGTTAACAAGTTGCAACAGATTGCAACGGGTAACGTGTACACCGAAAACGGGGAAGTCCGAAAGCTGGGGAGCCATAAAATTGACGCGCTAAAATCAATCGTTGAACACGCTGGAGAAAATGTGGTAGTGGTCTACCAGTACAAGCATCAACTGGCAGACCTGCAACACAACTTCCCTGATGCCGTTAACGTCAAAGAACCCAACGCGGTTGACGATTGGAACGCGGGCAACACCCCCATTCTGTTAATGCACTCGTCAGCAGGACATGGCCTCAACCTCCAGCATGGCGGGAGGATAATGATTTGGCTGTCGGTGACCTACAATTTAGAACACTACGCTCAGACTAACGCCAGGCTTCACAGACGCGGCCAAACTAAGGATGTAATAATTTACCGGGTACTATCAGAAATTGACCACACAATCTGTAAGGTTTTATCGGGCAAGGACTCAATACAACAAGCGTTATTAGACCACTTGAAGGGAGACTAGCAATATGAACGATGAACAGAAAAAGCGGCGGGCATACTACGAGAAGAACAAAGAGCGGATACTTGAGCGGCAGAAAAAATACTATGCAGAACATAAAGATGAGGTGTTAAAGTACCACAAAAAATACTATGTTTGTAATAAGGACAAAATTCGTAAGGACGTGCATGAATACTATGTCAAGAACCGAGATGGCAAACTTGAAAAGGCCAAGACGTACTACGCGGAACACAGGGAGGACATACGAGAAAAGGCGCGGGCTAAAGCTACAACAGACGAGAAAAGAGCCAGAGCAAAAGAGTACAGCAAGAAGTACCGAGAGGCTAACAAGGAGCGTATCAACGTCTACGCAACAGAGTACCGCAGAAAGAAGCGAGAGGAACTAATGAAAAAGCGCGAGTCATGAAAATGTTGATACTGGTGCCTCTGCATAACAGATATGACTACGTTGCAGATGACCACACAGTTAGGGGTACGTATCTGTTATGCAGAGGCCAGTATTGAAATGCGCCGATGTCGATTGTGTGCTACTGTTGAGGAGCTTAAGGACATAGGGCTAGACACATTTGTGACGTGCTTAAAACGCTTGGGGTACAGGAATGATGGCTACTGGAAACTAATGGATTTTCTGAGAAATTAATTAAAATAAAAGTAGACACTCTTTTAATGTGAGGTATACTTGTAATTATCAACTCACATTAAAAGGATTAACAAAATGTATAAAACAACTGGCATCAAAATGGAAGAGGAAGCGGAATGCTTCCCTAGCTTTACACTGGCTGGCATTGCGTCCAGCCTCACGCATCTGGACGCGTCAGATACGGGGATACGGTCTATTTCGGGGGTTTCTGAACTCAAAAACTTATTTAAACTGGATTTAAGCGGGTGCATCCTGCTTGAATCATTGGCTGGGATCCAGTCTCAGCACAAATTGGTTGACATTGATCTCTCGTTTTGCGAGAGACTAAAGTTTGTGAATCAACTATACGGAATGACCGGATTGAGGCGGTTGGATTTGACAGGGTGTATTTTATTGGAGGACATAGACGAGCTAAAGAAAAACCTCCAAAACTGCAAGATAATTATGCCGTAAATTAGTCCATGCGCCGATTAGCAAAAAATGCAATCGGCCATGACATCGTGTGACTCGATTAACTTACTGTCCTTGTCCCAATCAATCACTAGGAGTATACGACATGAAAACACATGATATTATCACCAGTATAAGACACAGCGGAGCGGTATCGTCCAAGGTTCTTTATGAGATGGTCGCACTGTTGCACAGTACAGTATCTGATGCACAGGACACCTCTGCTTTTATGTCGGATGCCTCCAACGGGTTCGGTAACCTAGATCCTAATTACCTGTTGGCCGCCAACGCCTACGCCGAGAGTAAACACGCCTCTAGGTGTGAAGACTTTGAAAGGGATGAGGCATTGGCAAACGAACACCTTAGCAGAGTTGTCAGCGAGTTAAGACGGAAACATATCGGTGAAGATTTTGAGATGGTTCTGGCCGAGGTTTTATCAACGCTTGAGCCAGATTTTTATCTTGGCATGGATACCAAGCCTTACCTGATAGTGAGCCACTAAAATGAAGACAAACGAGTATTACAAAGTGTGGAGTTGGCTAAAATTCATCAGTCCCGCAGAGACAGTAATCAGTGAAGACCACGTTAATATTTACGTGTTATTTATTAACGGAGGGTACAACAAGCTAAAGGCATTCTTGCAAGATAAATCCCGTATTGGTGCTAAGATCCGCCGCGAGGATGTACTGAGAGTTGCGTACAGTCTAACAGCTAGTATGGAGTTAATAAGACATTATGACTACACCAATAGTTACAACGATGTTTCTAACAATGTTAGCCGTACCCTCATACTGGCGAGTTAAGTCCCTCTAGCCCCCTACCCTACCCTCTTTTGTCATAAAAACGTCATTAAACGCGGCGGGGGAGGGGTGTTCCACGTGGAACCTTCGTAATTAAAAGTTGACATACTTTTAATTGGATATATACTTCTTTACATAGTCAAGCAATTAAGCCTGACCAACACAAGGAATATAAAAATGTATGAGATCATAAAAGAATTCACAGCGGCAGGAAAAAATAACTTCTGGCATTGGTTCGATAACAACGTAGGCGTTGGCCTAGAGTGGGACGAAGTTGATAAGGGAGCCTGGACATGCGTGGCTATGGATGAACTCACGGGATCTGATGTAAAGAACATCAAAGCCTATATAAGAGGCATGAAATAATGAAAGCCATTGCAATTGTAGCCCTCATCTTTTCCTGCGCGGCCATGGTCATGCCAGCAGGGGGAGCGTTTCTGGCGGTACTCATCAGCGGCTTGGCGTTTGTCAGCTTCAGAGATGAGCCAACCATAGCGGGTACAGCGTTCGGCGTGAACATCATCAACACGCTGTCGCTTAACCCAGACTTTGTAGCGTTCTTTGTCGGCATGGGTGAGCGGTTCGTTGCGGCTGGGAACCCTCAGTCTGTGTACCTTTCAATGATAGCCTTGCAAGTCCTGTTACTGAGTCTGGCTATCTGTTTTAAATTAATCAAGGATCGGATTTAATAAAATGAGCACAAATTTAAAAAAAGCAGGGGAATTTAGAGACACCCTAAAATGCGGCGGAAAAGGCCCAGAAATGGTATGGATTCCCTCGGGGGAATTTATGATGGGCAGTCCTGAAGACGAGGTGGGGCGGAGAGACCGCGAAACTAAACACAAGGTCATTTTAACTGAGCCGTTTGCCTTGGGAAAGTATCCTGTGACCGTGGGAGAGTTTAGGCGGTTTGCGGATGAAGGCGGTTATGGCTGGGAGGGAAGTCATAAGGATCAGGGCGGAGACAACCATCCTGTGGTTGATGTCAGTCATAACGATGCCGTGGCCTATGCCGCATGGTTAAGTAAAGAAACTGGGAAGGATTATGCCTTACCAACAGAAGCGCAGCGGGAATATGCTTGTCGCGCCGGAACAACCACACCGTTCTCTTTTGGTGATAATGTGACAACGGATCAGGCGAATTATAACGGTAACTACCCTTACGGCGATAATCCAAAAGGGGAAAATCGTAGAAAAACGACAGCAGTGGGAAGATTTCCTGCCAATGCCTTTGGGTTGTACGACATGCACGGTAATGTGTGGGAATGGGTGAATGATTGGTATGATGAGACGTATCCGGGAACAACGACAGACCCCACGGGGGGTGGTAGTGGCTCGTACCGTGTTGTTCGCGGCGGCAGTTGGGGTAGCGATGCGCAGAACTTGCGTTCTGCCTATCGCAACTACAATTCGCCGGGTAATCGCTTCAGCACCCTCGGCTTCCGTCTTCTGTTGAGGACTAACACAGAGGACGCTCCCCGTACCCCCGATACATCACCAGCGGCAGAGGATCACGTCACAGAAGTGCCGGATGGTCTATTTGAATCAAACTGCCATTACGGGGTTCCAACTGTTGAACTAACGGGAGATAAATGATGTACATAGGACTTGTTGCCGCAGGACAGCGGTTAATATCCATCAGACTTTCAACCATTGTTAACTTTGTTGATCTAAGATCTGGCGCGGGATTCAGAACAGCGGTGGTTTTAAATTCGGGTAGGGTGATAGGACTTACTGAAAGCCCTGTATCAGTAAGGAACAAATTCTACATTGTCACAAAATCTGATGCCGTTTTTGGTGACGGTGAAACCATGCGTAACGAGGGCATAATGCCAGCTTGGGTGATCGCTGGTAAATATTTGGGGGTGAGAGAATGAAAGCTCGTCAAGTTGTTTAACCGGATAGCATCCAACAGTGGCGCAATCCGGCTACATTAGGTCAAACAGGGTCAAACAGGGTTAAACAGGGTCAAACAGGGTCAAACAGGGTCAAACAGGGTCAAACAGGGTCAAACAGGGTTAAACAGGGTCAAACAGGGTTAAAGATATATAGATGAAATGAAAAAATCAAGTTTTCTTTCCGGATTTAACATAGTTTAGCCCTGCTGTTCCTATTACTGATATTTCTGGAGGGTTGTTCTTCCTACAAGTCGAACCTTTCCCAGTTAAGGAGCGAAGGCGTAACCACACCAGACGCGGAAACTATTGCGGCCATGTCTAAAAACTGCACTGGCCTATGGGGGGAATACACGGATATGGTAGCCTACTGCATGGAGTACTAGATTATGGAAAAGAATGAATTTAAAGTAATAAAGTCGGCTTTGTTAGGTTGCAAGGCTTCACGGATAGCTGAGATTTTAAGCGACAGTGTGTCCACGTGGTTCGATATTCAGTATCTACACGAATCCGACACAATAGAAGGGTTTGACACGGGTGATTATGTGTCACTGTGTTTTGACTTAATGACCGATGGAGTACTGATAGTAGAAGATACCGGATTCTATTTAGATCCCGCGTATCTTCACTCCCTCGATACTTCAGCGAAGCACAAGCCTAAAAGGTGGTTAAACTTTGAGGACTTACTCTATTGAGTTCTGCACTTTTGCGGCTATGTAGTCGGCCTTAACTTTGGCTGTCCACATCGCTTTAGCAACCTTAACAACGCGGGCATCTTCATCAGGTGCTGGCGTTTCATCAGGGCTGATTGTGCGCCTGTGGAAATTGCCAGAGGCCAACACAACGCCATCCTCCTCAATAATGGTGTCTTCACGAATTTGTAAAGTGCCATCCTGTAAAACCTCAATCTTATCTATAACTTTTGTTTTTGTGATCATAATTAAACCTCATAGTGTCCTGTAAACATTACGTCCCCGTCCGCTGTCCACTCTGACTCCTGCATAGAAGTGACTCCGGAGGTAGAATCCCAATTTCGTATATCGATATAAGTCGTGTTGGGGTATATAAAGCCGCCAACATTGTTTCCCGCAGTTATCGCTAGACCTCCGGCGTAGCCAGAGGAAACAGTGCTGTTGCTGTTTGTTGTAGCTGACGAAGTGAAGGGTAAGCCAGTTATTCTTATACCACCCGACACAGACCCTAGGTTAGTCGTTGCTACATAGCATCTAAAGCTGACCAAGTTACCAATCTTTGTGTACCGCCCGACTTGCGTACCCATTGTTGCGTTGTTGGTTCCGTCTGATAACACAGGAGTCCATGCGCCCTCCTCGTAATCATCAAGAGTATTTGCCTCCGCTGTGTCACCGTTGAACAGACAGCCGCCATCAGTTTTGATGTTGCCCCCAATAACGTGCAGTCTTTCGGTCGGTGATGAAGTTCCGATACCCACGTTGCCGGATGAGTCTATGCGTAGGCGTTCATTAGTACCTGCGTTGTTAGAGAATCTCCAATCGTTACGACATTCTAATTCAGCTTCGCCAGTGGTGTCCTTAAACCTGACAGTCACTGATGCATCAGTCGATTCAAATATCGTGTTTGCGTTATCTGCACCACTATTGACGTGTAAGGTTCTGTCAGGACTAGTATCCCCGATACCCACGAAACCAGAGGCATCTACACGCATCCTTTCTGTACCAGCCGTAGCAACGCCGAGTATATCCGTGCCAATCCTGTAAAACCCAGTATTGGTGTCGGAGATAAATGTCATGCTTGGCAGTGCCGCCGTACCGTTGGCAAACTTCCCCGCACCAGCGTCCATGTGAATCGCGTACACGCTGGTGGTATCAGGTGTGGTGGTGAAAGAAGAGGACACCGTGATAACCGTTCCTGTGTTGCTGGCGATGTCTTTGGCCTGACCGATACCAGTACCAGCAGTTATAGAGAGCATCCCGCCAGTGAAAATATCAGTGTCCCAAACGCCGCCGGAATCTGTCAGCGTGGTGGACGTTCCTGCCGTAGCTGTTCCAGTATCAACAGGATTTGGGAACGTGGTGCGCTTAACGCCACCCAGGGTAAGACTGTCAGCCACTGGATCTTTTAACGTGCCATCAGTTCTGAACTGTGCAAGGGTGGTATCCAGCGTATCAAGACTGAACTTAAGGAACTCCAGCCACTGGCTAGACCCCGCTTTGTAGTATTTCAAACCAATGTTGGTAGTTGTTGTGTCTACCTTGTCGGCATCTATCGATCCAATTGTTGACATAATAGTTTCATCCTCTATCTATTCAACGGTTTATAAAACTTCCTCTAGTTCAATACTGATGTTAAATCTTTCTTGAGCCAGACTGGTGTACTTAAATGATGTAAAACGTGCGTAAATCAGAGTTGACTCATTCAGCCCTGTCCCTGATGGTCTAACCGTACAGGCGAAAGGAGAGTGATCGCCAAACCGCTGATATGCAAAATTCAGGGTTAACATGGCCGACAAGTTAACACCTCTAAACTCTACAGAGTATTTTGTAAAGTTGTGCAACGGATTACTGTACATCTGACCGCCCCGCGCTTTAAGTATAGCTGAATTGCTCTTGTACGTCATGACGCACGAGGACTCATCTAAAACCCAGTGATCAGATAGGATAAGTTTACCAATCTGCAAATAGTTTACCGCGCTGTCTGGGTTACTGATGACCACACGCCAATACAGGTCTGTTGATGGTGTCAGTTCTATAACCATACTAGGGCGGCTAGGTACTAAGTTATAATCAAACGGCGAACCAAATGCGCCGCCATAACCCGCGTGACCCACACCAGATAACGCCCATTCATCTTGCGGCACTTGGCTTACTGCGCTATTGGAACCAATCGTGCCGCCCAGCGAATCTGTGTAACTAGTGACTGTACACTTCCCATCAGTTGAGCCTTCAGGATCTTCAAATTCGTACAGGTTGTGGTCTAGCAATATCAATCTGCTTACATGTACATCATTGTCCGTTGCCGCTCCCGCCCTAGTAACATCAATGTTTTCGTCATCAACTTCACCAGTGGCATCAGTGACCGAACGCCACACGTCAGCCCTGTGAGTTGTTGCTAAATTTGACTCAGGATAATTTGTGGCGTTATTTGCCGCAATCGTTATATCTGATTCTTCAACTATGTCATTAAAATAGAACTCCATGCTATGCCCTCCTGTCTGCTTCGAACTTGTCGGAGAGGTCACGGATCATTTGCTTTATTTCATCAACGTCTGCTTTATAATCATTGCGCCTGACATACTCTTTATATAACTCTTCCTTAACTTTATTGATAGCTCCAGCGTTGCGGTTTATAGACCGCGAAAGCCAAACAAGAACTAACCCCATGGTCGGGACAACAACACCTGTAAACATCTGCATAACGTCCGCGCCCATCATCCCCATAATTCCACCTCGTAAACAAGATTACCTTCCATCATTTTAGTGCTTAACCCAACAATAACATAATCACCGTCAAGGCTGGTGTCTTCAAGCTCTACCGCCCCGCCAAGCACTAACTGTGTGCCATCGTAAGGAGTTGTGAGTTTAACCCTGTATCTGATCTGCCTGTGACAAGCTAGAATCCTAGTAGCCACAGTGTTCGCGTCTGTATTAGTAAAGTATAGCGTATCGTGAGTAGTTGTCTTAGCTGTTGGGTACGCGCTAGTTATAGTGCTGTCCGTTTTCGTGCCGGTGAAGCTATCGGCCTTGAGTTGCTTAGTGTCCAACTGGCTCACGGATGCCGCGATATCATCAGAGGGGTGGTAGTTTGGGCGGTAGGTGTAATCTACCGTGTCGTAGATGTCCTGAACTTCCATTGCTGTGAGTTTGCCAATTATCCGTTGGTTCCCAATCTTGTACCCGCTTGATTGGGGAACATCAAATATCGTTGCGTTAAATTTACCATCAGTGCCAAAAAACCAGTAACCATAGAATGATGTAACCAGCTTTGTGATTGCTTCAGTCAGCGTTATTTGATCGGGTATATACAAACCAACTTCACCATTTGGCAGACTGGTAAGCGTTATATTGCCGGAGGTCATCGAAGCCTTTTTTACTAGCAGGTACTGAATTATTTCATCAAGCTGGTTCATTGAGTTGCCAGAAGTGCAAAGCGTTAAACCAGAGGGGCATTTCTTGCCGCTCAGCGTTACTGTAACGTCACCATCAGGGGAAGGGGCATACACACGCCCTGCGGCGTACTCTGTGGAAGTCTGTGTCTGGGTAAGGATAACGCCCCTGTCCCGCAGAGTATAGACACGATCAATGTCATCATCATCACATAAGAAAAATTCTTCATAAGCGTCAATAAACAGAGGCTGTATGTTGAAGCAGTGGCCTAACGTCATGGGTTCAAAGCGTTCTAGTGACTCGTCCGGTACAGCGTTAGAGGTCGAATACGTGCTGGCGGTGTTCGTTATCTCATAATCTATGACCGTCCCAACTGCTACCCCGTTAACAACTCCCGCGCTTGATCCGACCATTAAAATACTGGGGTTAGTTTTATCAAACGCAATTGCACCAAGCAACTGATTGGCATCGATGGCCTGTCCTGCTTTCTTTGTCCACGTTGATCCTGAGCGCGTGAAGAACTCGACCCCGTTTGTGGAACCCTGAAGAACACCAACCGCTATAACATCCTCGGCAACGCTCATCTGGTGCTTGCGCTGTGCGCCTAGAGTCTCGAATGTTGTGATTGTTGCTTCAAGTGACCAAGTGCCGCCAGATTCAACATAAACTTTTAAGGTTGTGGCCGTGTCTTCAGCAACGAACCGCGCCCCTGTTGTCCCAATACCTAGCCCAACAAAAGGCGCTGTGATTCCGGTGAACTCGTTCGCTTCTGTCCACGTTGACCCTGATCTGGTTAAAATGTTGAATGTTCCGGAATGCGTTATGCCTAGCTTTGATCCGTCATCATTTATGGCTATCGCGCCTTGATTGGCACTGGTTATAAACGCTTTAGTGATGTCAGCGTTTGTTATGTTCTTTTCGAGCGACCAAGTACCACCACTTAAAACTTTAATGTCATACTTGTCAGTATCTGTAAGGTACACCACCCGCAAGCCATCGCCAGACATATCAAGGTGTCCAGAACTGGCTAAAACACCCACAGAGGGCGCGAGAGGTAAACCGGAATCACTTGATAACGTCCACGTTGAGCCTGAGCGGTTCCACACCTGTACCACGTCTTTTCCGCTAACCATTATCGCGGCTGTATCAAAAGCGTCATCAGCCGCAATGTCTCCCCCGAAATTGTCGTTCATGCTAACGGGTGTAGCGTCTATAATCTTCTGCTTCTGTACCCACAGCCCCGCTGATTTTTCTAGGTAAATTACAACACCCTGAAAGCTGTATGTCTCAGTTTTAGAAGGCATGGCAACCAGCATCTTTGTGCCGTCATTGGAGACTAGAACAAACTTGCCATATTGGGCAGACGCTTCGCTTGCGGTGAAACCATCAAACGTATAAGTGTTGTCGTACCTGAGCGCATATGGAGGCTGTACTTGCGTGTCCGGTATTTGAATTTCTGACAGGTCTAGTGACTTGTCAACCATCTCCAGGGTTAGCAGTTGGGTGTTATCATCCCATGCTTTCGTACCTATGACCCCAGTGAACAGGGTTATCTTGTTGTCATGGTCATCAGCGGTTCCGTTAGCTGAGACTTTAGCCCAGTACATTGTAATTGTCTTGCCACGAAAATTGGTGGTCAGAAGGTTAACGGCGTTAACGGTTTTGGTCACCAGTTGCAGTTTGCCAAATGTCAGCGCGGCTTTGCCCGTGAAAGTGGCTTGTATGCGCTGTGAGATACGCGGTAAGCCGTCTTTCTTTATTACGGCGTAATAGCCTTGATCAGCAGGAGTAACGCCACCAGCCGTGTAATAAGGACGATCAGCCAGATAATAGGTTGCTCCCCCATTAACGATCTCTGCAAGTAGCGCGTAAGCCTGAGCCATTAGGTTACACCCGCGCCTGTGTTCTCTGCGCCCCTAGATGTGGACTCTTCACTATAAGATGCAACCGCTTTACCGATTGCTTCACCATCCAGCTCTAGCGTCACGATTATGTCCGGCTTGGCTTCTGGATCCGCAACCTTTTCAAGTACATCAGTGACCTGATCAAACGCCGCCTGATATGCTTCACCGGACGCGCCAAACTCACGGGCAACAGTTAAGTAATCGTCTGATGCTTTACGTAGCGCATTTATAGCGTTCTGATCTCCAGACTCGGCAAGCGCAGAGGTAGTGCCAAATTTATCAGCGGCCAGCTTGAGTTTTTCAGACATGGACAGTGTGCTTTTGTCACCTAGTCTTAGATCATTGAGGTAGTTCTTTATGCCTTCCCGTGAGGCTTCGCGGGTTCTAGCTAGACTTTTTTCTGCTTCATTAGCTTCTTTTGTGCTATTCGTAATCCTTATCATATCCGAACTTAACGCCCCCATAGCATCGGCCAGTTCTTTACTCCCTACAGCGGCGGTTGTAACAACTATATCTGCTACAGTCCCGCCGCCGCCCTCTTTCATGGCCGCGTTCAATTCCTTTAACCATCGAGAGTCTTTGCCAACGATTGCACCAAGGGTATCATTTATGCGTTTCTTGCTGGCCTCAAGCAGTTTATCTGGGTGTTGCATATCGGCTATCCTGCTTATCCCTGAACGGGTTGCGGGGTTTGACAAGTTCTCTAAAAAATTAGCGGCAAATGCCCCTGACCCTCTTCTATCGCGATTGACAACAGTGGCATTGGTTATCCCTACGTCCTCAGCTAGACGTAAGTTAAGGCTACTCTCCTTTAACAGTCTAGCTGTCTCCTCGGTGGCGTTGGCTATTCTTTCCTCTTTTTTGGCACTCTCTCTATCCTTTTCAGCCATGAGCGCACTAATACCTGCCAACCCCGCCGCTACTCCCAAACCTCCCCCCATTAGCGACAGGGAAGACACACCAGCGGCTTTTACTAGGCTTTTGGCTATAGCTTTGGATAGGCTGTTAAAAATCTGATTCTGCAAGGAATCTCCAAATGCTTTAAGGGCATTTCCCCCCGTAAGCCCAGCCTTAATACCCGCCGCTACTGAGTCTTTAGTCTGTATCTCTATGGCGGCGGCTGTGTCAGTGCCTATACCGCTTTCTGAACCAAGACCCCACGGGGCATCAATTATTATCTTCAAGGGCGTTTCCATCACCTTTTGAAGACGCTTGTCCAGTTTAAGAGTCTCTTTTTCTAAGTCAGCAATGGCCGTTATAAGTATTTTTGCCTTGTCGCTTAACTTGCCAAAGTCATAATTTTCTTCTAATACATTCTTGCCATCAGCAAGATCAGAGATCATCTGCCCAATCATTGAGCCAATGCCTGATATATTGCTGGCTTGTGTCTCTGCCGCTAACTGAGATTCCAAAGATATTGCCGCCAGCCCGTTGGTAAACATCTCAAAATCTATGGCCGCTCTGTCCAGAAGTTTGTATTTTACCAACACGTCAGCAAGGGACGTTACGACCTTGTTGCTGATGGTTTTTGATAGCCTATCCCAAGAATTACCCATTTCTTTAACGACTATTAACTGCTCTCTACTAATGGCGGGGGCTTTAGCCATCTCTTCATTCAACGCCGTGGCATCTTTCAGCATTGGGGCGAGGGCTAGGAACTTTCGCCCCTCATTGCCACCAAAAACGGTGTCGGCAAAATGAACTGCCGCATCTCCAGAGGCATCCAGTGCTTTAGCGATTGCGGACAACTGCCCAACCATGTCCAATCTGTTCATCTCTGTGGCGTTGATGCCGATCAGCTTAAACGCTTCAGAAATGTCTCCCGCTATGTTGCCCTGCCCACCAGCTTGGTTAAATAGTATGATCTCTTTTGTTGCATCCCCGATTTTCTCTTTTAATTCAGCCGCAAAGCCGCCCATATCAGAAAAAGCGTTTCTGGTTCCTATCTCCCTGAATGCCAGCGCGTCCAACTGTTGAAGCTGTTCAACAGTGGCGCCAGTTACTTTGGAAGTTACCAGAAGCCGTTTAGATAGCTCACTGGCTTTTGCTGATAGGGCGGACAGGGCAATAGTAGTTGCCGCCACGGTAGCTGTGGCAATGGCGGCTGATCTAGTTACAGACGATAAACCCTTATTAACTGAGGAAAACGCGCCCCGCGTTTTATCAACAGCTCTAAGGCTAAACTTAACATCGGGTAAACTTCCAGCGGCCATCTATCTATCCATCCTCTTTTGCTTGATGCTAAAATAAGCAATCCACCCGTAGTACTCTGCAATGTTCATATCCTGTACCTCGGCCAGCGTCACATGGAGCGACTCAGCCAAGGCGTACAGGTTGTAGAGTTCGGGTTCCTCTACTTTTTTTCCGCTATCTCCAAGTTGATGTCATCGGCTGAGTTCATCGCGTCAATGATCCGGTGAATCACGCGGGTGTCTGCTCTTTGCATCAGTGACCGCTTGTTGACAGCACCAAAAAGGGGTTCCCCGTCAACGTCCAATGCTCTCATTATCAACATTTCGACTAACGCCTCAGTCTCTTTATTATCCCGTTGCAGATTGATTAACTTTTGCTGTTGTCTGAGCGTCAGGGAAGGGCGGTAAAATACTGATGCTTCCCACTCTGGCACCTCGATTTCCTGCAGTGCGCCAACAATCGCGTCCTCATAATGCTTTGTAACTTTATCAATAAACATGGTGATCTCCGTTGTGTAGGTGTGCAACCCTAGCCCCCGCCACAGGGAGATCAGGAGATGTGAGGGCTAGGACTACACAAAACTTCACTACGCTACTGTAGCGCGTGTTAATGCTCCTGACCCTGTAAAGTCAAAATTGATTTCTGCCATTCCACCAACGCTGGCACTCTCGCCTCTGCTGGTAACGGTGGCCGTTCCTTGCATGTAGTCATCACCAGAAGCAGCACCCTCAAACGCGAATGTGACCGTGACGCTTGCGCCAATGGTCAAGGCATCTTGTTCTGTGTCTGTTTCGTCCAGAAATGCCGTGGCGTTTCCGCTCCAGCTTGTCTGTCCTAAAGCGTGAGTAGTTGCCGTAGCGATTAAATTTGTGGTGTCAATAGTTGCCGCCGTTTCTGTAACGCTCCAACTTTTCAACTCTGAAATTGATGAAGACGTTTGAACCGTACCGCCAATGATGACGTACCCTTCTGCTCCAGTGTGCGTGGCGATAGTATTTACTCCTATATTATATTATATTACGCGATAGTGGTGCGGGTTAACGCTCCAGTTCCGGTAAAATCAAAATTGATCTCTGCCATACCACCAACGCTGGCACTTTCGCCTCTGCTGGTAACGGTGGCCGTTCCTTGCATATAATCATCACCGGACGTAAAACCTTCAAACGCGAATGTTATTGTCAGGCTTGACCCTACAAGGACTAAATCTTGTGGCGAGTCCGTTTCGTCCAGAAATGCCGTGGCGTTCCCGCTCCAACTAGTCTGTCCTAAAGCGTGAGTAGTTGCTGTTGCGATAAGGTTGGTCGTGTCAATCGTTGCCGCTGTCTCTGTAACGCTCCAGGATTTCAACTCACCGATTGAGTTAGACGCATTTAGAGTTGCGCCAATTACAACATAACCTTCTTGCCCTGTATGTGTAGCCAATTTTATATACTCCTATATCGCCGCATCACTGTCTGCTTCGGCTGTGTTATAAATAACCTGAAACGTAAGCTCTATTGTTCCAAGTGGCTGACTACCGCCGTCCTCTAGAGCAATCTCGGTTGTCACTAATTCCAAATCTTTAGCCGTCCCGCCAAGTGTTACATCGGCTTCAATAGCTTCCTCAACCTCTTTTGAGATCAAGTCTAATGTGTCATCTAGTCCAGATGCCGCTTTAGCAACCCCCATTATTACCAGATCTACTGTGCGCTCTTTGCGCCTCGGTGATGTCAGCGAAATGTACTCTGACGTTTCACTTTTGGTAAATACCAAAAGGCAGGGTAGTTTGCTCTCTTCTAGGGGGTAACTTCTCCCGCTAAAAACATTCGTTCCTGTCGTAGTCAATCCTGTTACTGTTGTTTCCGCGTCTTCGCGTAGCTGTTGCCTAATGTGGTTAGCCATTACACGGTTTCCAGAATCAACATTGTGGTGCCATAACCTGAATCTTGAACCCCGCGAACCGTATAGGCCACGGAGTCAGATGTCAGCAAGTCTCCATGCGCCGCTGATGACACGTCTGTGGTGGCACATACAAAGATCGGGGCTGAAGTCTCTACCCCTTCAATCTCTATGTACTCAGTCCTCAGACTCCCGTTGATCGTCACGGCACTTTGACCCGCGGCGGTATAAGTACTCGCAGTTCCAAAAGCGTCCGTGTCGAACATCTCGGTTAAGTCATTGGCGACCCAGAAAGCCATGTTTAGATCATTGTCACAAGGCAAGCATACTGCCAGTAGCCATAACCAACATTTCTCCAGGTATCCACACCATACTGATGGGCATCGTTGTCGAATTCGTATTCTGAACCTTCAGCCTTGGCTTTAATCACAACTTCAGTTTCCTGTTGTCGGATGAAAGGACTCATTGAGCCATCCATACGGAACACAGCAAACTTATCAGTCCAAGTCAGACGAGGGTTAGATACAACCGTAACATCTAGTCCAACAGGTAACTGCTCAGTTAAGCCGGTACCGCGTGGTGATGTGATGGCGTTCATCGCCACATAATGCAAGGCAACTGGAACCATTACCAAAAACTTCTGGCCGTTCTCGTTCATTGGCTCACCTTGGTTATCTTTAAAGGATAGAATCTGCGCTACACCCTTGAGGATACTCTGTTGCATTTCTTCAACTGATGGGGCAGTGGTTGTTCCAGCGGTAGCAACAGGCAGTGCGGAAATATCCACAGTGATGTCGTTATCCTGTGAACCGGAATCGCCCTCGCTATGATCAGTATCAAAGAAGAACTGACCATCATAAGCGTTGGTGCTTTCACCATCAGTAATCAACGTACTCAGCAAAGAAGCCCAATGTGAATTGGTCCTCATTGCTAACTCGCGGATTCTGACCATTACTTGACCAGTTTTATCACGTCTTAGCTCACGCAGTAACACATCAAGAGTTGCCTCGTAATGCTTGTTTGTGATTGTCAGGCCGTTACCAGTGAAGCCTTTGGCATTTCTGCCGCCGACCCACTCACGCATGGCTGGCGATTGACCAATCCATTCGTAAGTTTCACTGTCTTGGTCTGATGTGAAAAGCATGGATAAAGGTTCAACCCACCCGTTGCTTGCGTCTACATCGAGGGTTTTAAAGAACTCCCCGATGATCGCTCTACTTCCTAATTTAATAGCACTCATAATTTAAGCCTCTTGCGCCCATGTACCAACTTGGTTAACAACAAC